TTAGGTTCTTCCCAAACACTATAACAACCATCTTCAAATAAATGTTGAGGGTCTTTTGTCTCACTAGCAAGCTTAAGATAAAACTCTTCATCAATAAAAGAGTCACCAGTATCAAGAAACTTACATTCAAACTCTTGTGCGAATGCCTCTAAGCTACCTATCGAACGAATAGTCTCTTGTTTCCATGCTTCATCGCGACCAGGTATTTCATGCCATAATATTTTCTCTGCGTGCCAGTTACTCTTTCCATTTACAGCATCAGTATAAAGATTGAAAAATAAATTATTACTACCATTAGGAGTTGAGGCGACAAATATTTTAGATTTTTTGGAACTTGAAATAATTGGATAAACTGATTTCCAAAAACTATCAACTAAATTATTTGGAATAAAAGCAAGCTCATCTAGAATTAATACATTAACAGATTCACCACGACCAGCATCTGAACTTGTAGTGCTAATACCAATACTACTTCCATTTGCTAATTTCATAGAAGTCTTACCATACTCTAATACACCTGGTTTAAGAAAATTAGGTAAATTTTCATATGCTAATCTAACTCTAGAAAAAATACTAATAGCAGTTTGTTCTTTATTAGCAACAATTAATATACGTTGATCGTCTTGAAAGCATGCTATCCAAAGAGCATAAATTGTCATCATTGTCGTTTTACCAGTTTGTCTTGAAGCAAGACAGGATACAAATCTATTGTCTCTTAAAGCACGTAACACTCTCTTTTGACAAGGATATAAAGCTATTTTTGTTTTACCAACATCTAGGTTAACAATGTGAAAATAATTCTCAGCAAAATGAAGAATATTCATTTTTGCCTTCTTAAGATCTTTGACCATTTCTGGAGTCCACTCGAACTCCATATTTGCGTTAGGTAAGTTTTTATTACCTAAATAAAATTTATCCTCTTTTTTTTGCCTGGGCACTATAAATATTTACATGAACAGCAAAGATTTACTCTCTATTAATGAGGCCTTTGCGAAAGCTACGTCGAAGGTAACTACCGACCAGCCCGCAAAGATGGACGAAGTAGTTACTGAAGGCTCAAAAGAAGATCCTCTAGGTGTTGGTAAAACATCTGAGCTTAGCGGGGCTACAAGAGATGTAAAAACCGATAAAGAGAAGAGGAAAGAAAAAAAGAAAGAAGATAAACAAGATAAAAAGAAAGAAAAAAAGAAAGCTAAAAAAGAAAAGTCAGCGACAGAGGGTGTTGTTGATGAGTTCGCGCAGGGTGCTGAGTTTACACCTCGACAGCCTGTAAGGATCGTCGACCCAGCAGCCCCGGATGCACCGGGTGAGACTGGTGAAGTTATACAAGTAAATCCAGATGGAACAGTTACGGTTGGTACTGCGGCAAATCCGGATGGTGTTGTAGTTCCTATTGACCAGGTCGAGCCATTGGATGATGCTGGCGCACCCGGGCAAGGATCGGGAGAAGCTCCTACTCTTGATGATGGTTGGGAAAATGTTATGAGTGATTATGAGAATAGTTTAACGTCTAGTAAGTATAAAGTCCGTGAAAAAGCAGAGACTGGTAAAGATTTTAAGAAGCCAGATGAGAAGGTATCTGAGGTAGATTCAAAAACTCAACGTCCAAAGGGTGAAGTAAAGGCTGACGAAAAAAGTAAAGATGTTGGTAACACTAAGGAGGACTTACAAGAACCGGTTGAGGCGGCTGAAGATAAAGAAGAAAAAAAGTCTAAGAAAGAGAAGAAATCAGTTAAGGAGAGTATAAATACTTCTAACAAAGGTACTATTATGTCAGAAGATAAATCAATATTTGATAAGCTCTATGAGAGCGTAATGGGTGAAGACGACAAAGACTTCGAGCTCGGAATCGGTGATGATGAACTTGCTCCCGATGCTGGTGATGAATTCGGCGACGAAGGTGGCGAGGAAGTCACAGTAACATTAACACCAGATCAAGCCGCGGCTCTTAAAGCTGTTGTTGATCAGCTTCCATCAGATGACGAAGATCTTGGCGACATTGACGCCGAGGATCCGTTAGCCGATACCGACGAACTAGAAGATAGTGTCCAAGAGGATACTACACAAACTAGTGACGGTAAGAAGCCTGGTACTGATCCTTCTGACGGCGGTGGTAAGACTACAGATCCTGCTGCTGATAGTTTAGGTGGTAAGAGTTCTGGTGATGGAGCCGTTCCTGTTACAGACAAGGAAGGTACGGAGCAGACAGGTGATGGTAAAAAGCCTGGTGTTGCTAAGAATTCTGGGAAACCTGGTAAACAAGCCGTCTAACTGATAAATATAACAATACCTTTAAAGGGCCCCTTGCATTGCAGGGGGCTTTTTTTATTAAATAATTAAAATGTTTAAAAAGATATTTCTAGAGCTTCTTAGGCAACCACGTCGGACGAGAGTATTAGAGCTTGTCAAAGTGAGAAATATATTAGGTAGTAGGCGATTTAGAGGATCTACTGGGGCAAAAGATAATAAGCTCTTACCAGCTGTTCATCATGCTGATCCAAATTATCCAAAAAAATTAGAAACTCTTAAAAATATGCAATCAGGTCTATTTTTGTTAGATGACCAAGAAGTACAATCAGTAAAAAACATGTTTGAAATTACTGATCTAGAAGAGATAGGTTCCCGTAATTTAGGTAATACAGGTATAACGTTTTATATTGCAGATAATAAATATTATATTAAAAAATAATGGGAGCATTTCTTACAACGACAATTAATGCAGTAAAGTATTATGAAGACGCTGAAAATACTACCCGGTTTAATTATAAATTAAGTGGTACTAATGAAAGGGCTCAAACATATAAAAGATGGTGGAAAGAGCAAATAAGATTATACGGAACAAAAATAGATTATTATGTTCGCGATTTTGCTCTTAGTGCGACTGATAAAGTTTATGGAGAAAATACCCACCAAGGATATCATCCTAAAGCCACATTTGTAATGTTAATGAATTTAACAGATGGTTCTCTTACGTATTCTCAATATGGTCTGATTTCAGATGATGAAATAGACGCAGTAATAGATATAGAAACATTTCAACAAAATATATCATCTTATGCTGGTTCAGTTTCTGCCTCATTACCAAAAGCAGGAGATGCCTTTCAATTAACTGAGTATGGTGATGATCGAACTGGTGGTCGCGATGGTAAAATATTTGAAGTTACTGAGCGTATGGATGAATTGATTGGTGAGATAAATCAATTACAAGGCCATTATGTCTTTAAATTAAAAGCTCGTCGGAACGACCATACATTCTTACCAGGAATACCTGCAGAGGCTGGTTCTACCATGGTTACAGATGCTTCCGGAGTTGGGCCACTTACTGCTATAGAAACAGATTATATCAATGATTTAGATACTGAGCAAATTCAGTATTTTAATTATGAGGGTAATGATGATGTATATGGGGACTACTATTAACAGTCGACTGTAGTTTCTCTTGCTTATATTCGTACTCTATATCTTTTAATACAGAGTGATATCTCTCGTTAATATATTTGTTAATTGGAATTGGTTTTAAACAATCTTTAGTATATCCAGTTTTCTCTGCTTTGTCGGATATAATATTAACTGCTTCGTATAGACACATCCACCGAGCTAGTGGTGAATAGTCTGTTTCTGTTTCTGTCTTATTTATCATATATTATATTTGTCGGTAGTATTGTGCTTATATCTATTTGTACTTTATTTTCTGCGTTACACTTATCACATTCAAACGTATTTTCTTCTGTAAGGTCAATACTAATATTGTTTACTTTCTTACAACCCTGACATTCAATCATTACCATGTTTTTACTTGCGAGTTGTGCTAGAGATAATGCTTCTTTTTCGAGTTGTAGTCTTGCGATATATCTAAGTATATTATTGTATAATATAAAAAATATTATTTGTACAGCACATGCAAAAATAGATGCTTGTATAAAAGAGATTAGTGTAGGGTTAAAGAAATAATATATACCTCCTATGCTACTTGAAATTATTATTAAAAAAATTAAACTACGAATTATTTGCGCCATCATGATCTAAATCGTCCGCTACCGATTTTATGATATCTTGAATTTTTTGCAACTTCTTATTTACGGATAATTTAGTTTTTTCGTCCGAACGAACAGTAGGGTTTTCGAATAATTGATTCAAAAGATAAGTAGCGTCAGATATACTTTTAAATGCTGATCCTAATTGTTCTACCGCATGATCACCAGGGAACGGTACTAGGTCTGCTTTAACTTTATTATATGTTTCTGGACTCGATTTTGCGATGTCAGCAAGAGTTTTAGTAGTTGGTCGAACGTGTCTAGACTTAACATCCTTCCAATACTTGTTGGTGTACATATATAAATCTTCGAAAAGTATGCCTTTCATCATAAGTATTTAATAAATACTTACATGGGAAAGTTTGAAAATAAATTTTTATCTGTATTAAAAGAAGATGAGGTTCCAGCAGTTGATGCAAATCCAGCGGATGATGCCCAGTCGTTTGCAGGTAGTTTAGACGAACCAGATAACGCTAGTGATTTTGAAGATATACAAGACAATCAACCGAATACTGCGAATGAGCTATCTCAATTACAAGAGTGGGTTGATAATATTGACGAAGTTGTTGACTATTTAAACGGTGGTACTGATAGTGTGTTAGGGTATTTACGAACAGATAATAAAACCGGGACAATTTTTGATGGAGTATCAGATGCTACTAAATCAGAGATTCTAGATATTTGTGAACGATTAGCTAGTTTGAATCAGATTTTCAAAAACTTATATATAGAAAAACATAAATAATTAAGATTATGGCAACAAAAGCAGAATTAACTAAAAAGGTAGATGACTTAACTGCAGCGGCAACTNCAGCACGTACAACTTGGAAAGAAGCGATTCCAGGACCAGATGATCCTAAGATGACAGACACCGAGCAAGCTGAAGTCGATCGACTTGAAGAGGCGTATAATACAGCGAAAGCAGCACGAAAAGCTGCCGAGAAAGAATTAGCTGCTTGGATTGAGGCGCAGAGGGTAGCCGCTGAGGCTGGTACTCCTGTTAACCCCGCTCCAGCACCTGCTGAGAGCACCTGGGCAGACGATAATGATCTCAAATATCTAGGTTATATTTGAGACAATAAAAGTTTACCTTTTAGTTCTTTATAACTATTTTTAATAATAAACCGGGACGAGATTTTGTCACGGTTTATTTTTACGCACACGTCATTAAAATCTTTATACTGTTTAAATTCTTTAGGCCAGATAAAGCACTCTTCTCCTTGACCTAGAAGAGATTTAGTTTTTTCTTTTGCAGTCTCATCACACCATTGATTATCTAATACCCATATTCTCTTGTGAAAC